GGCCGGTTTGTGCAACAGCACGGGAGTGTGGTAGAACACCCCTAGTTTCTAGAAAAACCCATAATCAAGCTTCAAAATGGCGCGCGATGCAGCCGTGTTAGACATCATATGACATCCTATTGTGAAGTTGAGTTCATCGATTGAACAAGATGAAACGTCGTATCTGAGAGCTATCTCTTGGGAGGATACCATATATTTGGAGTAATCTCCTACAATATGGTCCATCAACCAAGTTCCCTCTCTAGACGGACGTGCGATTTTGTACGGAGCGTGGTATTCAGCGCGTAATGCAGCAAGAAAACCATACGTCGGACAATTCGAATAACATTGTACCTGGGACGTATTATATAAGTAAATACGATCCTCCAATGTCATTTTTCCATGTTCACGATAATTGGGCAGATCCCCCCAGCAACTTCCGGAGGATCTTAGTACAACACCTAAATTCAAAACTGGCACAAGAGTGCCACAATCAGCGATGCACGGAGAGTGCTTCAAAAACTGTAATTTATGGTACGTGGGACAATCTACTACTGTCACCAGATACCCTGCCGTTTTGGCGGCGTTTAAAATTATCGCTTCACAATCACACATACGCGTGTCGACGTTAATAGACGTCCTAATAGCACACGCAATAGCAATATTAGCGAAATTGTTGATTAAGGTGGTTAAGGTACTCCCACTGTACAATGTAGGAATATCTGGTGTCAGACCTACTGACTGACCAGTTGCACCGGAACGAATGCGCAGTTCCATGGAACACTGCGCTATCGCGCCATCAACGTATCTAAACAAACGAGAGTCACTCTTGGTGGATTTTCTCAACAAATCAAACACAGCCTCTGTATGCGAGCCATCGCAAGAGGATATATCCACATTGGAGTAATACACACCATCGGCGCATCTAATGGACACGCACGAATCGTCTGAAAAGAACGGAAAATACAACTGACCAACTGGGTCAATAAGCCGACGAAAAACTTCAGCCAGAACGTCAAGATTAGGTGACTTGACGAACTGGAACCAATGGTCTTTTGAATACTCAGCAAGGGCTTGCTTAATTTGGTCGGCGACGAATCCACACAATAAAGAACCCTCACAGGTTAAATCGTTGATCATCCTACTTGCCTTACCATACTTTGCAATCTCCGCCTTCTTCATCTTACCACTGACCTTACGATTAAATGTAACATGCCATAGATCACCATTATTTAAAATAGCTTTCAAGGCACGCAACCGTAACTTCCGTTTTGGATGGGGTTGTTGTGCGTATTTAATGAGCTCCAGATCCAGGTCGTCATATCGAGATAGCCAAACCTCAACATAACGACTAAAATCCTCCACAAAGTTGTTTAATTCAACATTGGACGACATGAAAGATCTCTGATTAGCTAGCAGCTGCTCATGGAGTCCTTCTATGCCTGGCTCACGCACACACCCGAGTCTGTAATTGAATGCCTTTTCAAGTCCAGAATCATCACATTGGTACACCACACCATCATGATAATAACACGGTCCGACGAAGGTCTTGTAGGACCCATCGGGCTTCTCGTCGGCCCGTTCAAACTCCAGCTTTCCGTTTTTGAAAAACTTCTTATTTCCTTTAGTAAGAGTGCACTTCCCATTGGATTTGAATTGTTTTTCAACGACGCAAGGTGAAGGAATTAGGCGAAAGGGATCGATTCGGTGTATACCTTCAGGTACACTTCGAAGTCCCTATAATCGTTCTAACTGTTCCTTCACATTCC